AAACCGTCTGCCTCATATCGTTCTCTGAGTTCATATTTAGCTGCTTCTGGGTAATCCCGAAATTTGCGCAAATCCTTTTCCACTCTCGGCAGTTTATCAGTCAATCCCTGTTTCATTTGTTCAAGCTGATGACCGAATTTAACATCCAGACTCTCCTGCTTCAAATCAAGCGCCCAAGCCGCGTTTGTCTTTGGCCTGTTTGCTTCCCAGTTTAAGATGGCTTGCAGTTTAATTTGCATTTATGTTGCTAAGATTAGCCTAAATTAAGAATGCCTTCGGCGTCCCACTGGATAGTGAAATTACCTGCGGAAGATACCTTATCGCTGCCGAAATCAATGTAGGCGATAAGCTCGTCAGCCGATGCCGCACCGCCTCTTGCTTTATAAAGGACTGCTCCTCTCGCGGTAATAGTAGAGGTTGCCCAGGTAAGGTCATTAGCGTCAAATACGCCTTCATTGTCGGTATTGTCTGCGGTTACTGCCTTACCAGCTAAAGCAGCTCCCCCCGCACTGTAATTTGTGCCGGTAACTTCGTTGGTAATATCGTCCCGTTTGTCGTGGTTGTCTTGGTCTGGGGTGTAAGAAGATGTGACAAGCATAACATTGATTGTGTCTGTATCAAGGTCTATGCTCCCGTTCATGATGTCACGTTTGAACGAATTGTAAATTACGTTTGCCATAAGAAAATGCGTTTAATAATTAATTAGAATGTTGGGAGATTTCAGAGTCGATATTTTTGATCCGATTTAACAGATCTGCTTTTTTTGTCTTTAGGTAGGCAATCCGTTCAAGTTTCCATTCTTTGGAACGGATAATTTTACCTTCCTCGTTGCGAAAAATGCCTCTTTTCGCCTCTATGTCTGCGCGTTTTGTCATATTGTTTTATTATAAATAATTTAAAGATTCGCGATCATCCCAGATATTGTCAAACAATGAATCGCCGTCCGCCCACCTGATTATTAATCCACTAGACGTATCCAAGACTTTGATCTGCCAAACGGGAGAAGAAACACCGGAGCCAACACTTGCTTTGCCGATATAGGTTAAGGCTCCTGCCTCATCAATTTGTATTGCATAATCTCCAACAAGTTTTTCAAGTGTGGCTTCAGTCGCCACTCCTGCCATACTGCCCCCTCCTCCTCCGCCTATTCTGATGTTTTCAATGGCTTCAACAATTTCTTTCTGGCCTTTTTTGGTGGCATAATCTTCGTAAGGTTTAAGCGCTTCTATTTGGTCATCGGGCAATCTTAATGTATCGGGTATGCTAATTACAGGGGTGTTTTGGCTGATTTGACTTAAAAGCTCCTCAATTCTTCCTGTATCAATATTTACAGACAAGTCTTGGGCTGAAACAGCCTTTTTAACGGCTGTGAGTGCCTCTACAATCGCTTTACCCTCTATAATGGATATACTTTTCTCAGGCTTGTTTACGGCCGTGTTGATGGCTTCTAGAAGGGCAACGAGGTTGGAATTATCAACCTTCTCTATTTTAAAATTCTGTAAAAACTCGATTATTTTGCCATCTTCCCTGATGATAGTCGGGGATTTTTCCTCTTTTAACTGTTCAATTACCTTATTCAACTGGTCAACCAGCCTGGTTATGTTGGCCTCTAGGTTTGCAACGATTATTTTATCCATAAATTTAAACTCTACAAAGAGGGCAAGTTGTCTTGCCCTCTCAAAGAGGTTATATCATCTGTAAATCTAAGAAATTTTGCTTGGAATCAGTAAAGACTTTTACGCCATACAAAGAATCGGTCAAAATATTGTTGGTTTTTTGTTTCGGTTCAGGTCTGATAGACGGTTTAACGTCTTGCTGGGCGATCATGTCAATCATACCTCTCTTACCGGCATAGCAATGGACAAGGTGCTTTTCAAACACATCTCCGGCTGCGGTTAAGGTTTCTGAATAGCTCAAGCGTCCGGCTCCTTTGCCGTAAATAGTGGCATAGGTAGTGTTATCGACTGCGGTAATTCTTTTTATTTTTGTTAATGTCTTTCTGTCAGCGGCAGATACTTCGATATAGGCTGAACCTGCTCCCGCACCTCCATTGATAGCGGCTATCAGGTTATCAAGCGAAACTGCGGCAGTACCACCGATGTCAACTTCACCGGCAGCTGCTGGTGAAGCCTTATAGGTGAATACTACGCCTTCAATGGTTACGGTGTCATCAGCGGTCGGGACTGATCCCATTTTCAAGTTCACCTGTCCGGTTAAATTGTTGGAAATGAACATACTGGTGCTGACAACCGGACCGGCATAGCCGTTCTTGAAGGTTGTATCAGCCAAATTGGTGTTCTTACCAATCAAATCTTGGTTGATAACAGCGGCATGGAAAGGGTCAACGACTGTTATTAAGTTATCAGTATCGACATCGTGTCCCATCAATTTTGCTAAGATGTTGGAGAAGGTCTTGCCGACATTACTTGAAGTTCCAGGGGTCAAGGTGATAGGAGCGCCTGCCGTACCTGCTATGTCACCATCATCGAAGGTGTCATAAGCATTAACAGTTTCGTACAAAGCATCGGCATCCATATACTGCCTTAACTTTTTAGCAGCTCTTTCGCCGATGACTTCACCGGTCTGCAAGGGTCCGGCCTGCAAGTCATCCCAATCGTCTATTTTAGTATCAACAGATTTTTGTTTGTTGATTTCAATATATTCCTCATCGTCTGAGAAGGTCTGCATTGTTCTGTCAGAATATCTCACAACATCTTCAACGGTGAAGTCGGTTGTCAAAATAGGTCTTTTGACTTTCGCGCCGTATTTCAAGCCACTTTTAAGGCCGAAATTGCTAACGACACGAGATATGAGAGTCTTCCACAACACGTCTTGATAACGCGGTTGAAAACCCTCAACAAACTTTGTTACTTGTGAACTCATTTATTTAACGAACTTGTGTCTCTCGCCATTTATAGTATTCTGCTCTTTTGACCGGATCAGCCAGCACCTTTGAGTGTTGTTCATCCGTCATACGAGAGAAATCTATAGTTTCGGAAATCTTAGACTGGCCTTTGCTTCCGCCCTCTACAGTATCTTTAACTTGACTCGGTTTGTATCCGGCAAAGAACTCTTTGCGGATGTCATCCAATGTTTTAAGGTGAAGAAACTGCGGGCTGAAGGCTATTCGTTTGAAAGCGTCCCTTTTTTCCTTAAGCTCGGGATGTTTGGAAAGGATATTGGCTTTGAAGTCTTTATCAAAAGCCTTTTCGCTTTCCCTTACCCGTTCTTTCTCTAAAATGGGAGCTATCTTTTTTTCAGCCTCTCTAAGTGTTTCCGTCTTGATAATATCAGCTATCTTTTTAAGGATAGGAGCATCAAGATTGTTTTCCTCGGCGAGTGTCTCAAGCTCTTTTAGGGTTAGTGAATTATCTGACGATTTATTTTCTAAAGATGTTTTAAGGTCTTTAAAATCTTTTTTTAAATCAAGATATTTTTTTAAAGAAACCGTATCTTCTTTAGAGGTTTTGTCGTCTTTGGGCCTGTAGTCAGGTATATCCTGCTTTTCAGGCTCGGTGTTTTTTTGTTCCTCAACCTTTTCAGGTTCGGTGTCGGTTGTTGGCTCAACCGTTTCATCGTTTATTACCGACTCGATGTTGTCGTCTTTGACTTCTAAAGTCATAAATTGAGTTTATAGCGCTCTCAACAAGCGCAATTATTTATTAAGAGGTGATTATCCTCAAAAAGTTTAACGTCCTCCGACGTATGTAAATTTTATTGCCATTTTAAACCCATTTTTAAGGCGAAACTCTCAGCTGCTGACTTGGGGTCGTCGCAACCTTCGCTTTTCTTGTAAATCCTTACAACCTCGCCTAATTCATTAGCTACGATGTAGGTGTCTTTGCCTCCTTCCTCAGCTCTATGTTTTATTTGTTTTTCAATCTTGGCCTCTACGGTAACAATACCGCTCTCGGTTTCTTTAGGTTCAATTTTTAATCTTGATCTGACCATATTACTTTAATTTGTCTTCCAAGAATTGGCGTATATCGTCCAAATCCTGATTGACATTTAATTTATTAATGAAATTCATTATAGATTTAAGGTCTGAAATGTATCTGTCATCCCTAGTTTCTATAAGCTTATCTAAAGCGTTAAAGAAATCATTAACCAGCATTTTCTTGAGTCTCTTGCCTCCGTCAGAGTCCATCGTTATCCTTATATCTTCCAAATCCATTGCTTGCTGCTCGATATTAGAAAGTGTTTTTTGGTCTTCCTCGGTGATAAATATTTCTTTGGCTTTAGATAGCAGGTTCCACATTTGGTTGGTTTAAATTATTAACAAGCTCGCTTGATCGGGCAACAGTTGCTCCCATAGTGTTTGGCTGCAAAGCATCTGGTTGCTGTATATCTTGAGGTATGGGGAGCTGTCCTTTCATGGCCAATTCCCTTTGGGCTTTCATGGCCATATTTTGAATAACAGTATCTTGTATGCTGTCCATGTAAATTTCCAAACGCCTGTTTTGCTCATCTGTTAAATCGTTCTTGCTGTAAAATTCAAATATATGTTTCAAATAAGTTACATCGGCTTTTAAATTGGTCTTTACTTGCTCGCCCCTCAGAAGCTTCTGAATGTCCTCGCTGGCCATTGCCAGCATTTCTTCGCTTCCGTCCTGGGTATCAAGCATTTTCTTGACTTCCTGGGGCGTAAATCCTGCGTTTAAAGCATCCTGCTCAGCTAGAGCTTTGGCGTTAAAGATAGGATTTTGAATGTTCCTGGTAATAAAATCGGCTTTCTGCTTGGCTTTCATAGCATCCAGGCTGGCCTCTAAACTTCCCCCGGTAATGATGATGTCGAATTCGCCCAAATCCTCCTTTTTTAATTTGTCCCATTCAGCGCCTTGCTCGCCTATCATCTTAACGGCCTTTTCTTCGTCTAGATGGTCCTTGAGACCGTTAAGGTATAAAAGAGCCATTTTAGACTGCGCGTTGGTGTAACTTTCATCGAAAAGTATCATTCTGTTGGCTACTTCAGCCTGATTACCGTAATAAATACCTACTTTTTGGTCACCCTGTTCAGATCCTTGGCCTGCCGGGGTAACTCCGGTGACTTTCGCGGCAATATCTTCCAGCATGTCATTCAAAGCCTTGGGGTCATAAAGGTCGTTGGCAGGGTGTATGTATAATCCAGCCTTGGGGTCGGTTCCGGCTGCTACCGATACCAATCCGTCCGGTCTGTATTCTAATTGGGCTGGGTTCTTGTAAACGTGCGGATCATAAGACTTCATCGGCTTGTTCTTGGCTTCGTTATTATCAATGGCCTGGTTTATAACTACGTTCCTGGTCTGGAAATTCTCCCTCACAATATCCATCGGACTCGGGCTCCAAAAATTGAAATAATCAGGGAAATAAGCCCAGGATGAGAACGGCCAAAGAGGTTTTTCGCCTTCTTCATATACTCCGAATATTCCCTCTAAAGGTTTCTTTTTAACGATTATTTTCTTGGAAAGATCGCATAAAATGTACCATCTTACTCCATTAACGGTGGTGTACCACTCTAAGAGCTTGAATAAACCGTCTTTTTGAGCATTATAAAGGGAAGTATTAAGCCCTAGAATGGTGAACCGGTTGGCTTTTTCTTTGTATTCGTTATCAACTTCTGCGGTGGTGGTTTCAGAATAGCTGTCGATTAATTCTTTGGCTTTTTTCTTATCGTAAGTTTTGTTATTTAAAATATCGTATTTTGATTTGAAAATGTTATCCTGGCCTAGATAGCGCGCGTTCTCAATATCATATCCTCCGGCCAATGGGTCGATTAAAAAGTCATAATGGTCAACTATTTCTCTGAAGTGTTTATAAGGGGAAATAGCAAAAATCTTGTCTATCGCGCGTCCTGAAGGCAGGGATAATTTTTTTGATAAAAGGTCTTTAAACTTCCAATTCTGACGTGTGGGAGAGCTTTCAAGCTCCCATAAGGCGGTTACTTTCCTAGCCTTGAACAAGTCAGCTTCTTCCGTGTGGGTAAACTTTACTGTCGGGGGCTTGTTAATCTTGGAAAGCAAAGTATCCTCAAAACCTTTCATTAAACGCAAGTCAATATTGCTCCGTTTGGATAGAGTCTTGGGTTTTTGGCCGTAAAGCATGCTCTCATTCTCGTGCCAATCGTTTATCCTGGCTTTGCGGTATTCAATCGCATTGGTGTATTCGTTTTGTACCTGAATAATAAGCTCATCGTCAGTTACGGCTACGTTATCTAATTTTTGGTCTATATCCATATTTTTTATAATCCAATGTTTTTATATAAAGGCTCATATTCTGGTTGTTCATAAGGCTCAATATCGTCGTTGGTCATTTTTTCTTCGACTAAAGCCGTATATCTGAACATATCAGCCGCGTGTGATGTCCAATCGTGGACCGGTTTATCTTTATATTTTAAAAGGTTTTCATCCCATTCCTTGCGGTATTGCCTTATAGCTTCGATGAAATCGTCCTGTTTCTCGCTTATTAGTAACCTCGGAAACATGAGTCTTGCCTTCTCAATGCCATCGTCAAGCGAAATGCTCGGCACTACCTCAAAGGTTAAGCCCAATTTTTCCGCTGCCTGCCTTCTTGTCAGCCCGGTGCTTTGCTCTTTGACGTTTATATCGAAAGGTGCAAAATGTTGTCCGTAAATATAAGTTTTGTCTCTCAGAACCTTGATGTAATGCGGAAAGCCTTGATTGTTGTTCTCATAATAATCTATCAATCTGATTTCTGTGCTTGTTCTTTGCCAAAAACCGATAGTCATTGAGTCATCCATTCCCAAATCCCAAACTGTATGGACTTTTAAAGCAGGGTCGTGAGGTACGAATTTAATTCTTCCTTCTCTCTTGGTTTGGGCGAGCATTTGTCCGTAATAAGCACCTTTTATTTCGACATCATCCCAGCTTCCCAATCTCCAAGCTTCTCTTAATCCGTCAGGTAAACCGTTTAGGAAATGCACATAAGTCGGGTCTTTCTCCATAATATGCGGGTTGTCATCAACTCTCGCCGGGATAAAGACTCTTGACCTGCCTGTTATAGCGTCAACCGTGACAACTGGTTTCTTTGGTGATCCAACTAGATTAAATCTTTTCTTAATCCATTTGTTGCCTCTTCCGCCTGGGTTGGCGGTGGCGAACACCTGGGGTTTAAGCTCCGGTATTGTTGAACGGCAGGATGATATCAGTTTTAAATAGCTTTCTTCGGTAGGTATTTGCTCTAATTCTTCGATAAGTGTTTTGTGGTATTCGTGGCCCTGGTACTTTTCATAAGCGTTTTCGTCTTTTAAATGGCCTAATACTATTTTTGCGCCACTTGGAAACTTAATTTCATTCTGAATGAATATGGCCTTAGTAGGCAAATACATGTGCCTGGCTCTATCCATCCAGTCATGTAAATCATTAGCGTTCTTTCTAATAACTAATGCTTTATATCTCGGATGGTCTTTATCGTACAAAAGCCAAGCCTGGCCTGCATCTGTCTTGCCTCCGCCTCTCGCGCCTCCAAATAATATTTCAAACTCCGTCCTAACAAGAGCTTCCTCCTGTTTCGGTGTTGGTTCCCAATGTATTTGCATTTTTTTGCGGTAAAATTACGACTCCAATTTGTAAAGGATTATCCGGATCATTCGAAAGCGGCTGCGGTGGTTTGCCAAATACCCTGTTAGTTAAACTATCCAATGCCCTGATGTCTGGTCTTTCTGTGGTGATAAAGTAGTAACTTTCTTGATCGTCATCATACTCACCAGCCAAATAACTCTCTATTTCATCTTGGCTAGTAACCAACATTGGCTTTGATTTAATTTCCTTGCCCTTACTATCTTTTTCTTTATCTATCCTAAAAAGCATTTGACAACCTTTAGCTAAATTCATCTGAGAATTAACTATTTCTTCAATGCTATCTATTATTCTTTGTTTAAAATAATCTTCAGCTTCTTTCTTTTCTCTAGTTTTTTTATTCATCGAACCTGCCGGTCTGCCAGAATTTTGCCTAGCTCCACCCCACCTTGATTTTTTTTTCAAACTTTCATTTTTCATACTATCAGACATACAGATAGCCCAAAACGCCGAACAAAGTCGGGTTTATCGGGCTTTAAGATATGTTTTCCCTAACGAAAACTGTCTCCATACTTTAATTTTAGCAAGAATGACAGAACCTGCAAAGCCCTGTCAAGTGGCCGATTTAAAGGATTTTCTAATGAGTTTTTAATAAATAAAAAAGAGAGCCGATAAATTGGCTCTCGTGGTTGTGGATAAGTATTAGTTTCTTCCGGTATTGGCTAACCAGAAAACTTTGTCGGCATCAAGTTCTTTGATGTCTTTTAAGGCTTTAACAAAGAGGTAGGGCGATAGTTTGTTGGTAAGATACTGAATACGGGCATCGTCTTGGTGAATGAGGATAAGAGCCTCAAGGGTAGTAAGGGCGTTAATCTGTGCTATGGTGAGGTTTCCTGATGTAAGACCGATGCAATTCGGGATGTTGGAGTGTTTGGCTGTGTTTAAGGGGTTTTCAAAGAGAAAAGCTATCTTGCAACCAGGCACACACTTGTCCAAATTGTAAATGTGGTCGTGCTTGTAAGCCTTGAAGTAGAAAAACTTGTCTTTCTTGGGGTTGTAGAAGGCGTAACCAACCTTTTTGCCTGTGATGTCCCGGATGGCGATAGCAATGTTACCCTGGGCCGGTCCTTTGTGATCTACAACCTGTCCAATTTCCAGCTCGTAAGCGATATGCTCTGGTATGCCGAAGTCTTTAAGCCAGTCGCAATATTTGAGCTTGTAATTGGGCAGTTCAGGCTGTTCTTCCTGTTTGGAAAGAAAGTTCTTCTTAAGCCAAGACGCGGCGTCTCTGGCGTTCATATCAAAGTGCCTCATCACGAAATTGATGACATTCCCGAAATCATTGCCGGTGGGGTTAGTGTAGCGGTTTGTCTTGAGGGTAACGATGAAACCTTGTCCTTTGAGTTCTCCCCTAATTTCTGTGTAAGGGATTTCTAACTTATCGAGTACATCCTTGAAGCTGACTGCTTTTGCTATGGCCTGGAAATCAAGGAATTCCATACTGCACCTCCTTGCAATAATTGCATACTTCTACTACCTCATTAACTCTGCTTTGGTTATAGGCTGTTAGTAAATCAAACTTGTCTTTGGGGGTAAGTTCCTTAAAGGTGTACCAAACTCCCCATTTGTAAATCCTGCCGCACTTGCAAACCTTGACGAGTATTTTCACTCTCACCTCCTAGAATGGAATGTTAATTAAGGATTTTTGTTTCATGCATACGCCGTAGATCAGTTCGCCTGTGATAATCCGGAGCGCCAATTTCTTGCACCTCTCATCACCTGTCATAAGGTGTTTTATTTGGCTTACCGGCATTGGAAAATTGATGCAGCTGCTTTTACAATTAGGGCAATGAATAAACAGTCTTGATGCCATTTGACACCTCCTTGTTTAGATTATTTTTAAATGTGCTTTGGATAAAGGGAAGATAACGGAATTATTGGGAAAAGATGAGAATATCGGCTTAATACGGTTTTTTAGGGCTTTTTTTATCTCCTTAATGGCCCCTTAATAATTTTACGCTTCAGAATTAT